TAGAACAGTTCCGTCTTGAGCAGTCCGAAGAAGTTCTCGGCAACAGCATTGTCCAGACAAGTGGCTTTCCGAGACATACTTTGCGTAATTCCTTTTGCTTTCAGCAGATTTTGGTAGGATTTCATCTGATACTGCCAGCCCTGATCCAAATGCAGAATCAGACTGTCAACCTTATTTGGCAGCTTCTGAAAAGCGCCCTCCAGCATATCCGTGATCTGTTTGAAATTTGGATGGCGGCTCAGGTTATAGCTGACAACTTCGCCATTGAACAAATCAAGAATTGGAGACAGGTAGAGTTTCTGGTCGTTCACTTTGAATTCAGTAACATCTGTGACCCATTTTCGATTTGGCTGGTTTGTCTTGAAATGCCGTTCCAGCAAGTTTGGCGCAACTTCTCCGACTTCACCCTTGTAGGAGTTGTACTTTCTTTTTGCGCGAACCTGACAGACTAAGCCCAGCTGCTTCATGAGTTTCTGAACCGTCTTGTGATTCACACAAATATCGTTGTTGTGTAGTTCTTGTGTAATTCTGCGATATCCGTATCGCTTCTTGTTCTCATTGAAGATTGTAATGATCTGTTCTTTTACCATCTGGTACTTCGCAGGATTTTGAGACCGATGCAGATAGTAGTAGAATGTGCTGCGAGGAAGTCCGGCAAGTTGCAGCAATGCTTTTAATGGATATTTCTGCCTTAGCTCCTGAACTACTTGTGCTTTCTGTTTTGGCGTTCCTCTTCCAGTACCAAGGCGTTCAATTTTTTTAAGTAATCGATCTCCATCCGAAGCCGTTGATTTTCTGCAATCAGATCTTCTTCTACTTGCTTATCCAGCTTTGGCTTCCGGCCTTTCTGTGTCCCACTGGCGGCACAGGCTCGACCTCGACGTTCTACCAGAAGTGCCTCTTCGCCTTCTTCCAGATAGATGCGCTCCCAATCTTGAAGCGTACGTCTTGGAATTCCATACTTGCTGGACGCTTCATAAAAGCTTAATTTTTCATTGTGAAGCTGTTTGATGATTTCTACCTTTTGAGCTCCGTTGTACTTTCGTTGTCCCTTTGGCATACAAAAACACCCCATTTCCTAAACAGTATACCATACTGTCTAACAAATGGGGTGCAGTTCAGAGATACGCTGGCGGTTTTCTGTTTTCAGAAGATTTGAGTTTTCATGCGGGTGGATTCGAACAGCTGCGGCCCCGTCGCAGAAGAAGGGGCAAAAACAGCCCGGTGGGCTGTTTTTAGCAGCGCGGCTTGCGTAATCCACCCGCGCCCATAAAAAGACCGCCAGCGTATCTCTACGCTGGCGGGCCTTGGCATGGAGCTGGCGGCGCGGAAAACACTGCAAGCGTTAAATCAGATAACGGTTTCGATTGAGATCGGGGGTGTCACTGGCTCGCCTGTATGGCGAGCGGTGCACCCCTGATCTTTTTGCCGGAACAAAAAAGAAAAGCACCATACTTCCTACGAAGTACAGTGCTTTTTTGGTGGAGCTATCAGGAGTCAAAACGAACATTTTAGCATCCGGTGACAGCCCGCCATCGGGCGGGTCTTCTCCGGTCACCAAAGGAATTTCGACGCTGTTCTGGTCTCCCATGCAGGAGAACACCAGCTTCATGCGGTTATCATCGTAGACATAGACGGCCACGAGGAAGTTTTTGAACAGCTCCATCTGAAAATCCCGGTCGTAGATGTCACCCTGCTGCAGCAGTTCCAGATAGGAGATGATTTGCTCCCGGTCGATTTTCACGACATCCTCTTTGGCCACATTCAGCTGGACGCTCAGCCGGGATTGCTCAGTCTCAAGCTCAACCATCCGGGTGCGGGTGGCCTCTGTGATAATCCCCATCTCGATGGCTTTCAGCATATTCGAGGTGGCTTTTTTATTTTCCTCCAACTGCTGCTCCAACGCCTCAATCTGGAGGTCATTGTCGTGCTTTTCCCAGTATTCGACCGTCCGATCTGCTATCCACGCAATGACATCATCGGTCAAGCAGTACATCTTGATGGCCTGAGCCACAGCCGGTTCAATGACATCCCGGCGGATGTTCTTCTTGTCACAGGCGTGCTCGGTGCGCCGCTTCTGGCAGGTGTAGTAGTAATGCAGCTCGCCGTTTCTACTGGTGCCAGATACGCCCGTCATGTAGCTGCCACAATGCCCGCAGCGCAGCTTCCCGGTCAGCAGATAATCTTCTGCCCCGACACGGTGCCGGGTTCCGACTGGATTCTTTTTCATCCTCATGGCCTCCTGTACCCTGTACCACAAATCATCGCTCACTATGCGTGGAATGCCATCGGCCACCCGGACATCCCCGTATATGTAGATGCCCCGGTACCGCTCGTTCTGGCAAATACTCTGGAAGCTGCCTTTGTTCCAGTTGGCTCCCTTGCTGGTCTTGATGCCCTGGGCATTGAGATCTCGCGCAATGTCCACGAACAGGTCACCAGCAGCCACACGGGTGAATACTTCCCGGACAACGGCCGCATTCGCTTCATCCAGCACCACACGGCCATCCTCACCCCGCTTGTAGCCCAAGGGCTGCCGACCGTTTGCCATGCACTTGCTGGCGTTATCATACAGCCCCCGGGTGATGTCCTCTGCCATGTTCTCGCTGTAAAACTGGTTGACGTTCATCATGTTCCGCAGTGCAAAACGCCCGGCGGCAGTATCGTCAAAATCTTCCTCGGCATAAAACACCTTTACGCCGTAATCGTCCAGCTTCGCCTCGTTGACCATTGCCTGAAGCATATTGCGGCCGATGCGGTTAGACTTCCACGACACGACGGCCTGAAACTTCCCTTTTTCAGCATCCCGCATCATCTGCTGGAAACGAGGCCGGTTATCCGTCTTGCCGCTGATTGCCCTGTCCTCATAGGTTCCAACGACGTGCAGCCCCAGCTCGGCAGCGTGCTTCATGCACTCGCTGACCTGCTGCTCAATGCTGACCTCTCGCTGGTTATGGGAGGAGTAGCGGGCATAGATGACGGCATCCTGACCCGCAGCGATATTCTTTTTTCGAGCCATCAACCATCACCGTCCGTTTTCAAATCCCAAGAAGCTGCTTTTTCTTTGCAGCAAATTCTTCTTCTGTCAGGATTCCCTCATCCAGCAGCTGCTTCAAACCACGGATTTCATCCACCACGGACACAACTTTTATGTTCGGTATCTCTATTTTAGATTCGGGATCTTTGTAGATGGTGGTATTGTCTTCCAAAGCGAGAGAATACGAAATTGACTTTCCGTTCCACATTCCAATGGCCTCAAGTTCGGGCACAAGTTCAAACCATTGCTGCTCCGAAATAACTGGAATATTCAGAGCATTTGCCTTTTCGATTTTCGTTTGCCTTGGGTCACTGCACACAATCAAAAGCCCTGTCTTTTTTGATACGCTTACACTCGCGGTCAAACTATATGCTGATAAAATATCGAGAAAATCCATTCGGCTTCTCAGCATAGCAGGGCTTCCGGTCACACAAACGCTCTTGAACTCCTGCAACCGCAATGCAATTTCTTTCAAGTCCATAAAATGACCTCTGCAACGCAAATTTCATAATATTATGTCAGAAACACACAAATTTTTCCGATTTTCGGTATAATTCCACGATTCCATGAAAAGCGGGTGCGTATTTGATATAATTCAGTTGCTGCCGACAGTAAATTTGAGAAAGGAGCCATGCCGTATGACTACGAGCGAATGGTCGGACATCTTTGCCAAAGTCAAAAAACTGTCGGATGCTGATAAGGAGCGTTTACTTATTTTTCTGCACGCTCTGAAAGGTAACGGAGATAATTCAGCGCCTCCTGCTGCCGATCCGCCGGTAAATCAAGAAGCAGCTCAATAATTTCAGCCGTTTGGCCGTCCTCCTGCTGGAGGGCGGCCTTTATCATTTCTTTGGGGGTATGACCCAGCAGAGAGTCCAGCGATTCGCCCAGCTCGTCCGCAATGGCGCAAGCTGTCACCAACGAAATAGAATCGCTGCCGCTCAGTTCTTCCTCGATTTCCTGAACGCTGATGCCAGCAGCCTCTAAGTCGGCCGGATCCGCATTATTCAAAATCTGCATCACGCTGTCACGGAATTTAGAGGCCCACTCATTCCGGCTGGCTTCTTCATCCCACCCCATGATGTAAGACGGGGTCGTATCAAGTGCATCAGCAATAGCCTTGATTTTGGACTGCTGCAACGAATAAAGGTCAAGCTCTATTTTGTTGATGGAGGAACGCGATTTGTAACCGATACGCTTAGCCAGTTCCTCTTGGGACATATTGAGTTCTTCTCTCCGAACCTTGATTCTCTGTCCAATAGTCATATCATAGTCCTCCCAAAATCTTCTGATGCTATTATAGTACACGCGTACCTGTATCGTCAACATATTTTTGTTTTTTCAAAAAAACTTGTTGACAATACATCAACGATGTGGTAATATACGCCCAGTAGATGAAACATCTACAGCCGAAGAGAAAGCGAGGTGATACCACCGTGACCAACACAAATCTGCTCCGAATCAAAATTGACCAGTCCGGCTATAAGATGAAGTATGTTGCAACCCGAATCGGCCTGACTTATCAGGGTTTTTTGAACAAACTCCGCAATAAGTCTGAGTTTACCGCATCCGAGATCAAGGGTCTCTGCGTTCTCCTGGACATTGATGTCAATGAGAAGGAGAGCATATTTTTTTGCGGCTGATGTAGATTAAACATCTACAGGCAACACATGGAGGACCACATGGACACCACAATTCACATCAACGTGGCCGATATTCCCCCGGAAGTCGGTGAGAGCTTTGGCCGCGTGACGCTGGCGGGATTCAAAAAATTCATCGCCCAGCCCGGGAACCGCGAGAAGCTGGAGGCCCAGATGGCCGCCCGTAAGGCTCGCAAAGAAAGGGAGTGTAAGGAATGACCCGGATTCTGATGATCGTGTACGGCATCACCGCCGAACAGGCCGCAGCTCGTGCCCTGGCGGCGCAGTTTGCTGTGACCTCTGTTATCGCAGCCCTGTTTGTCTGGCTGGACAGCATGGGAATGTTCGATGATGTAGGCCGCTGGATGGGGCGCAAGCTCCGGGAGGTGCTGGATGCTGTATCCGGCTGACGAAGAAGCTGGCTACCCTGAGCCTCCTGTGTGCCCCCTCTGCCACCAGAGGTGCGATACCATCTACCGCACCGATGACGGCGTAATCGTTGGCTGCGACCGCTGTTTGGAGGCCGCAGACGCATGGGAAGTCCGTGAGTGCTTCCCGGAAAAGGAGTGATTTTATGAAAGGATTGGTATTCGACACCGAGAATCGGATGCAGTTCAAGGACTTCGGCGAACCGCTGCTGGATAACCTCCAGAAAGAGGTCGGCGGCTGCATCGAGGTGGTTCATCCCAAGTATCTGCCGGAAGGACTGTGCATGGTGATTGACGATGAGGGGTTGCTGAAAGGCTATGCCATCAACAGCATCGCCAGCGTCCTCTACGGTACGCC